TTCAACACTATTATTAATAACATTAATATTATTATCGACATATGCTTTTGGAGGATAAAACATGATTACTGTTTATAGTAAACCTAACTGTACTTATTGTGAAAAGGCTAAATATCTATTGAAGAATCTTGGTTTAGATTATGAAGAAAAAGTAGTTACTAAAGATATATCAGTTGATGAATTATATAAAGCTTTAGGTAAACAAGTTAGAACAATACCACAAATTGTTATGAATGATAAACACATTGGTGGTTATAACGAACTAAAAGAACATTTTATTAATGAGGGTAAAATAAATTTCAAGGGTGAAAAGATTTAGCAAAAAACATAAATAGTAGTATGATAGATTTTCAACAATACATCAATGAAGGTGTATATGACCCTAATATATTCAAAGCATTTTTTCTTGCAGGTGGTCCAGGTTCAGGTAAATCGTGGGTGTCTGAGAGAGCATTATCAGGTATGGGTTTAAAAGTTATCAATAGTGATAACGCATTTGCTCGTGCTTTAGAGAAAGAAAAAATGTCATTGAACTTTGCCACGCAAGACGCAAAAGAAATAGCAAGGCGTGATGAGATTAGGGCAAAAGCGAAAGCAAGAACTAACACACAATTAAAACTTGCGTTAGAAGGTCGTTTAGGTCTTATATTAGACAGTACAGCAAGAGATGTTACAAGAATAGAATCAGAAGCAAATACACTAAAACATTTAGGATATGACACATTCATGGTATTTGTAAATACAAGTTTAGAAGTTGCTCTTAAAAGAAATCAAATGAGAACAAGAAAACTACCAGACGCTATCGTAATCAGTAGTCATAAACAAATACAACAAAACATAGGTAAGTTACAAAGAATATTTGGCTCAAATAATTTTCTCGTAGTTGACAATAATAAAGTTGCTGAGGATGTAAATCCTAAAGTACACAAATCAATAAGAAGAATGGTAGGTAGAAAACCAACATCATATCAAGCAGTATCATGGATCAAAAGGGAACTACAAAAGAGAAAAAGATAGAAAAATCTTTTGATGAGTATTGGGCAGAGGAAGATAAGATGTTAAAAATGAGCTATGAGATGTCAAAAAAGTGGAGAGAAATGAGACTTAATAAATCACCTGCAAAAGAACTTGTAGATAGGTGTGAAGGTAGACTAAAAGACAATGGGTAAATTAATTAAGTTTCCTGCTCATAGAGTTGTTTATAATAGACCCGAACCTGAAATAACAGAAGAAGAAGCTTTACAAATAAAACAACATAAATTTATAGAGCAAATAACTGAACAACTAACTTTAGATATTATTCATGTGCTTCAAGATAATGTCGTTGACACAAAAAGTCATATCTTTTTGAGAGACTTAGCGATGGTGATTGAAACTATCAAATCATTATTAAAAAGAGATTTTGACCAAACACATCCTATGCACGCCATCACAGACGCAATTGCTAAAATACATAATTTACCAGATGGCAGAAAACTTACCGATATTAATTATAGTCGAGTAAGTTGTAAAAAACCACTCAAAGAAAATGTTGAAAAAGAACCAGAAGTAAAGATAGAATTTGATCCAGATATGAACTTGGATTAGTGCTTGACTTTATCATCACAAACTGATATAATAATATTATGATTATCGTAGACCTCAACCAAATAATGATTTCTAATTTGATGGTTCAATTAAATGGTAGAAATTCAGAACCTTTATCAGAGGACCTTGTTAGACACATGGTTCTTAATTCACTCAGAGCTCACAACAAAAAATTTAGAAAAGAATATGGTGAAATGGTAATCGCCTGTGATAGTAAGAACGTATGGAGACGAGAGTTTTTTCCTAATTATAAAGCAGGTCGAAAAGCAAATCGTGAAAAATCAGATCACGATTGGGACTATATCTTTCAAATTTTACACATGATTAAAGATGAGATCAAGACTTTCTTACCATACAAAGTTATAGAAGTTGAAACTTGTGAAGCAGATGATATTATTGCTACTTTAATTAAAAGAGTAAAGAGAGTTGTTAGTCCTGCTCACGAAAAGAAAGTATTGATACTATCTGGTGATAAAGATTTTATACAATTACATAAAGAAAATGTTAAACAATACAATCCTGTTTTGAATAAATATGTAGGTAAGGGTGAAAACCCTGCTGTTTATCTAATAGAACACATACTCAAAGGTGATCGAAGTGATGGTATACCAAATATACTTTCAGATGATAATGTCTTTGTAGAAGGCAGACGACAAAAACCTCTGAGTAAAAAGAAACTAAATAATTGGGTGAATGATATATTTTTTTATACTCATTTTACCGAAGAAGAAAACAAAAATTACAATAGAAATCGAAAACTAATTGATTTAAATTGTATACCTCAAAAGATTGAGGATAAAATTAATAATGAGTTTAATGATGTTAAAGTGGCAACTAGAGATAAAATACTAGGCTATTTTATAAACAAAAAACTTAAAACTTTAATCGAAGTCATTGACGAATTTTAGACTTCGAAAGAACTGTTAAGGAGAACAAAATGGTAATCATAAGAAGAAATCCAGATGGCACAATCGCCAGTAGAGAAGGAGATGTTAATCCTAACACTCCATCACATCCCGCACTAGCAACTAAAAGAGGAATGCAGGCACTAGCAGACGCAGGTAGACCTGTACCAACCCTCATGAATGAGATTGCTACAAAAGTAAACAATGCAAAAGATAAACCTAGAAAACTTAAAGTATTAAAAGATCACGATTCTGTGGCTTTGAGACAAGTTTTAAAAGGTGCTTTTGATCCTAAGATAGAATGGTTATTACCAAAAGGTGATGACATACCATTCAATAAAAATGACGCTCCAATAGGAACAGAGCATACAATGCTACAACAAGAAGCAAAAAGATTGTATCTGTTCACAAAAGGTGGCGACAATACCATATCACAAAATAAAAGAGAAACTTTGTTCATACAAATGTTAGAAGGACTGTCTGGCGATGAAGCCGACTTTTTAATAACAGTTGTAAATAAAAAAGTTAATAACAAATATAAAGGATTTACTGCTAACTTAGTAAAAGAAGCATTCAACTGGAATGATGATTTTATGAAAAAAGAGTAAAACATAGGGGTTATTTCTGTAATATACCTAGGACCCCCTACTAAAAACCCTTGTTTTTCAATAGTTTAAGACACTCTTAAATCGTTGATTTTCAAGGGTTTTTTTATGCCCGAAAGTTTTAAAAATCGCAGAAAACAAGGGTTTTTTATATCAAAAAGTGCTTGATTTATATCTCAATATAGTGTATTATATAATCATAATCGAAAGGATACATTATGAAAACAGAAGAAAATGGTATTTGGTCTGACTTCGCACTAGAAGGTCTAGAAGAGCTAGATAAATAAAAGAACGAGATATCAAATATGAAATTAAATAGATACGAAAAAAAGATTGTTAAGGCTATCGTAGATAATCGTAAAGGTATTTACGAAACGCCTAAACGAGATAGAACAAGTTATAAACCTTGTAAAGAGTATGACGCAGCTCTTTCTTTATTCATGAAAAAGTTAATTTATGCAGAAGCACAAAATGAACTTGAAATGGAAGGTCCTGCTACACCGACACCAAAATTTAGATGGTTCAAATGTAGTTTATATAAACCGTATGCGACTAAAAAGGAGTTAAGAAAGCTAATATAATGTTTAAAATAACTTTAATGATTGCTCTAATCGCTTTTGGGATTAGTAAGTATAACGAAAAAAATAATTGTACGGATGATGGTTGTCCTGATTTTTATGATGAGATTGAAACACCTGTTTTTGACGAAGATAGTATAAGAGGTGATTTAAGAGAGATTGAAAAAGACTGGAAAACAGCAGTTGTAGTTCCTTACAGAGAAATAGAACTAAAATATGCTGTGCATAAAGTGGTTCAACAAGAATATAATTTACCTAGTGTTGATACAACATCAAACGAAAAGTTTGTAAAATCTTTAAATAGTTGTATCAATTATTTGTATGAATATATACAACCAGAATATCATATACCTAATGAACTAATTATTGCTCAAGCAGTTATCGAAACTGGTTGGGGTAAATCAAGATTTGCAAATGAAGGTAATAATCTTTTTGGTATTAGAACATGGGATAAAGATGAACCTTACTTATTACCTATACCTTGGACTAAGTGGCCTGGGTGGGGTGTAAAAATGTATAGTAGTAAATGTGAAAGTGTGATAGACTATTTACATATACTAAATAATGTATCGGCATTTCAAGAACTAAGGGATGCAAGAGCAAGTGGTATTAATGACGCTATGATTCTTGCAGACTATCTTTCGAAGTATGCTAGTAAACCCACATATACTGAATTAGTAAAAGAAATAATTAAGTATAATTTGAGAGGTGTATATGAATTATAGAATGGAATTATTTTGGCATAGAGCAGCAAACTTGTATAAAATGTATCAAGGCGCTACAGATCCAGATTTCAAAAGAATATGGATGGATAAACTACAAGAACTTATGAGGACTATCAAAAGGGTTGACAAAAAAGAATTAAACTGATATAATAATATTATGAATATATTTTATTTACATAATGATCCAAAAGTGTGTGCTGAACTTCATGTTGATAAACACGTGGTTAAGATGATAGTAGAGTATGCTCAATTATTATCAACAGCAAAAAGAATGATAGATGGTGTTAAATATCAAGCACTATCTAAAACAGGTAGAAAGGTACAAAGGTATAAATTACCTAACCCAAATGAAGAA